TCAACTAAATCATCTACCTGATCATCATCGACATTGATCTCTAAAACTGGTGCTCCCAGTTTACGAAGACAATAATCTATTAATCCTTGTTTGGTTGATGGTTTTGCCATTATTCACTCTTTAAATTTGCTAATTGCTCTAAAAGTTGGTTTTTTTCTTTTTCAAAATCGTTTCTTAGAGTTTGTAATTTTGCCTCTAATAATACGTTTTGATTTAATGCTGCTGCTAATTTAGAATTATATAAATTGATGAGAACATTAACATCCACTTCACTGTTTTGTTGCATTTTTTAGAAAGTTCCCCCATCTAAGGTCGAAGTCCAATGTGGTTTGTTTGTATATACCACTGTAACAGTATTAGGTACAGATGACAAGTTTTGTATTGCACCACTATTTCCTTCCTTACGTAAATTATTAGCAGTATTGAATGTTCCTTCAACACCAATTAAACTTACAGAAGTAGAACCAGAAACACCAGTCTCGACAACACCAAATGCTCCTGAACTGTCCTGTTTAATTATATCACCAGCAGATGCAGTAATCGCAGAACCAAGAGCAAGTGTATTTTTAGTTATTGCTGTCAATATCTGTTTTGAAGTAGCAACTGGTGTTTGTGGATTATTGGTAGACTGCTGTAAACCTTCGCTATCAAACCAAACTACACCACCTGAGTTAAAGTCTCCTGACTGGTAGTAGATACCTTTAATATCTAGAAATCCTTTTGTACCAGTAACAACACTTGCTGAAATAGATCCATCAGGAACATATGTCCATCTACGACTATTATCTCCGTGTGTTCCGTGATTTCCAGTGCCTTCAGTGCTTGATGCTATTGAACTATCATCAAATCCAAAGAAACCATCTTTAACGTTTGCAGTACCTACACCAACATTATACTTAAATCCAAGTCCACGGTCAGTATTGGTATCTGTAGCGTGAGTTACTGTTATTTGAGTAGTTGAAGTAATTCCTGCAATTGTTGTTCCTTGGAATGTTAAAGTCTTTGTGCCAGAGTTAACATTCGTAATTGTTGTAATTCCACTAAGAGAAAAACTAGCATGCTGTAAAGTATCATTGACTGCAATACCTATAATTGAATCCACTACAACTGTAGATGCACCAGAACTCACATCTGTCATCACAGTTCTTGTACTGGTGGTATCACCAACAATCATAATCGCATCATTAACTGTTGTTGATGTAGAGTTAACTGTTGTAGTTGTACCATCAACTTGTAAGTTACCTTTGATGATAACATCACCTTCATTACTCAATCCATCAGGATATGGATCGATGAATATCTTATTATCAGCACCTGCAAGAGATGCAATAATATTGCTTTCAATTCTTATATTACCTAAAAGTGAAGATCCTCCACCTGAGATTAAATTACCACCAACAGTAAGATTTTTTTCAACACCAACACCACCCTCAAATACAGCACCACCTGTATCTTTTGATGTAGATTCAGTTGTATTAGTAAATCTTGTCTGTGCCCCACCAATATCTAACCTATTGTTACTATTATCGAATTCAATGGTTGCATCTGCAGATGATGTTCCATTTGTACCTCCACCAAATCCAAGTTTAGTGTCATCAGGTATCATTACATCACCTGAACCATTTGGATTGAAGATTATATCTCCATCTGTATCTGTAGAGGATAATGTATTTGCATCTAAAGTTAAGTTATCTACATTCCAAAGATCTATTTTTCTACTACTATCGAGTACTGCTACAATACCACCGTCACTATTTCTTGAGTTAGTTACACCTGCTAAAGCACCTGGTGTATGCTCCATCATTGAAGTATAGTAATGACCACCTACTGGATGAACATTTGTACCATCGTCTCCTAAGAATATTCTATCCTTATATTGATTTGTGCCACCAAACTGCCCAACACCAGTGACATACGCCATTTCACCCCAATTCAAACTAGCAGGTTTGGCTGTACCCGATGATCGTTTGATTCTAATTACACTAGCCATTTCAGAAATTTCCTCCGTTGATGTCTAAATTCTGTGCTGCACCTGGCGTTAATTCTAAAGTCGCATCAAATTTACTTGTTGCACCATTATATACAAGTACCATACCATTTTGTAAAGCACCAGTAATGTTCACATCACTCAATTCTGCTAGAGAGAGGGTTTGAGCACCTGCCAGTGATGAAATCACTTTTGTGGCACTTTGTTGTCCTACTCTGACTTTTATATCTGCCATCTAAGAAAAATAAGTATTCAGATCTAGAAAGTATTTATATTTACTATGATGTTATCTTTGAAGCAAGATCATTTAACATAGATTTAAGAGTTTCAATCTCATCTTTCATAGAATCAATCTCTGCTTTTTTTATATTATTTCTCTTTTTATCTTCAAGATAACTTAGATATGCTTTATTATCACAATTGACAATAGCACCCGTGCTTTCATCACGAAAGAGATTTTTGTGTCCTTCTACTGGTATCATGCTTTTTTTACCTTTGCACTTAGTCTTTTAAGTTTTATGTAATCACCAGGTTTATCAGGGTTTAACTGAGGATTAGATTTTAAGACATCACTGTTAATTTGATCCTTTTTAGCAAGAGGTATAGGAAGGTTAAAACCAGTTCCCTTTCTGAATTTATCTGAACTTTTTTTAATAGCAGTCAAATCTCTTATTCTACCTGTAATTGCATCATCTACTGTTACAGGTATAGTATCATAATTTTTTGGAGTTACTTGCTCCATAAAAGTTTTAAAATTTTTCATTATGCTAGTGCGATTGCTCTGAAATCCTTTAATCGGACTGGGACAGACTCATTAGTTGATGTCATAACAATTTTAATCTTGAATCCATTAAATTCCTCTAAATCATCTATTGAGAATTGATATTCAGAAAATTCATCTAGACTATTTGCAGCAACAAAAGCATCTGGTCTACCATCATTATTTGCTACATCAATAATCTGATTTCCAAATCCATCACCTGTAGTATCATTTAAATTATTATATCCAGGAAATGGTCTATATGTCTGTGATACTTCACTAGAATCAAAACTGAATAAACGATAAAATACTCTGAAATCTGCTTCTGGTTGTCTACTAGCTGCTACCAAAACCTTAAGTGATGTGGCAGGATTCTTTAATGTTACAAGTTTCGATATGAAAACTGAACCATGTGGATCATTTTTCAATGCTTTAGATTTTTCGTCTAATGCATAATTTTCAGCACCGATTGGATTATTAATTTTATTTCTACCTAAAATTAAGGTTGAGTTCTTAACATCTAAAGCAGGAGATAAGTTAGAATCGGTAGATGACATATCAACATTTACAGTTAATGATTTATTTTTTGGTAGATTAATTAATCTTTCACTTTCATTTTTAACAGATGCAACTAATCTTGGAGATGGGAAGAATGTTGTCTCATTTAGAGTTACTGGTTCAAAACCTTGATCTAAGAAAGAAATTTCACCACCTCCAGAACTTGTACCACTAACTGTTCTAACACTGGCATTAACATTTGTTGATTTACCAGGTGTGATTACATTAAATTGAGGAATTATTGAACTGAACTGATGATTTTGCGATACCTGAACATTTTTTCCACCAAATGCTTTTTCATTTGTAAAACACAGTAAAGCATCTCCTGTTCTATTAGGGGCTAAGTTTGCAATGTCAACTTTTAAGTAATAATTGTCAATATTATCATCAAATGTTGTAATATCAAACGTTGTGTTAATACCTGCTAAAGAAATACCACCTGCTTCATAAGTCTGTATATCTGAACTAACATCATGTGATACAGGTGTTGTTCCAAATTGTCCTCTAACAATCGTTAATTTTCCACTTCCAACTGTATACGATACAATTTCACTTCCAATTAAAGCAGAACCAATGGATGTAGTAATACCATTAAAATTGGCAAATGGTGAAGTATCTGCAATTTCGACAGTTGTTGTATCTGATGCTAATGCTGATGTGGTCTGTACTTTTACAGAATCTGGTTTGACGTTTTTCACAACAACCTTATTATTTGCACCATGATGAGCGTGATTATATTGAGTAACTTCAAATACATCACCAGTATTCAGTTCTCCATTAACAGTTGATGAACCAACTAGTGTATTAGAAATTACTGACTTAGCAGTATTATTACTTGTATATTTTACAAGTTTACGACCATTTGTAAATAGAGATCCTTGAACGTCTGTTAAGAATATAGAATCAAAGGTAGTACCAATAGATGCAACAGAGAATCTAAATCCAGCACCTGTGGTTACTTTACTACTTGTATTATCGACAGTTAACACATCGCCTACCTGATAACCAGTACCAGCAGCATTAATAGCAATAGATGTTACAGCGTCACCTGTTAAAGTTACATCAATTGTTAATCCACTTCCACTACCTGTAATATTAGTTGTTGGAACAGCAGTTGTACTACTGAATGCATATCCACTTCCTCCAATAATTACAGTATCACCTGTAACACCCGATCCTTGTCCTTCAATAATACCTGTTATGGAAGCATCTTCTGGAACAGTATTATTACTAGCATCTGCTTGTGATATTTTTTGTCCAATTGCTAAATTTGCATTAGTACAATCAGCACCACTAACATTAACTTTTAATCTTCTTGGTAATGAACGAATTGGATTATCGGGTAGTTTTTGAGTATTTAAATTACCTGCATTAACTGGTGTATTATAGAAAGTAGCAGTTCCAGAACTTACAAATGATGCTTTGCGTAACTTGAAGCATAAATCTTCATATTGACTTGGAGTCCAAATAGTACCATTTTGTGATTTAAATAAACTTCCACCAATATATTGTTTTGATACAACTACATCTTCAACATCAGGTAGTATTGTTGATTTAACAGTTTTTTCACCCATACGAGCAATCCACATCTCATACAAGTCTGATGCAGGTGATAATATCACGATTGCATATTCTCTTCTTGGTTCTAGATAAACAGGAGATGAGAAACTAACTGTAGTAGGAACAGATGCATCATTAGATATATTAATTTGATTTGGATTTAATGCTATCTGAGTATAATCTTGTACTAGGAATTTTGTTGGTGTACCGAGTTCAACATGTCTAAGTTCTACAAAAACTTTAGCGTTTGGATCTTTAGAAGCAAAGTATAAATCGAATGATGTAAGGAATGCACCAGTCTCGTCTACAGTAAATGATTGAGCTAATGGATCTCTATCAGGTGCCTCAAAGAATTGTGTATCTGACGATGTATTTACATTCACACTCACAGTCACTTCGTTAGGTCTCTGAGGAGGTGCTGGAGGGTTTCTGAGACTTACATTCTGATTAGTTTGTGTAATGACAACCCCAGTGCCTGTAAACACCCCTGAAGCGTCACTAGCAAGTGCTGTAGAACCAGGTAATACAACTGTTCCTTCAGAGGCAGCAGTTACTTTAAATGTCTTTGTACCAGATCTAAAAGTGACTGGTGGTCTAGGAACTGCATTAGCATTTCTAAAGAAGAATGTACCAATTAAATCACCCCAATTATCAGATACTAAGTCTATATTAGTGATTCTTGCAACCGCACCACTAGTTTCACCAACTACTAATGCACCTACAACTGTATACCCAAAATATTGTTCATCATTTGCTAATGCACTTACGTCAATATTAAGTAATTTTGACGTTGCAGAATATGTTGTTGATGGTGCTGGTCTTGAAGAATCAAAAGGATCAACTGTATAATCTTCAACAGTAACAGATGGTGATCCTAATCCTGCACCAACATCTGGTCTTGTATTATCACCAAACTTATGATTTGGTCTCTGAACTCTTACATAACCTATTACTGGATCATCACCCAAACTTACTAATTCTATTCTTGCATTCTCAAATATAGTGAATGAACCAGAAACCATTTCAATTTCAATTAATTTTGGAACAATATCAGGTGATGCACTATCAAGGTAATGGAAATGTTTTGTAGCAGGTTTAAGACCACTTGCTGCAAAGAACACATTTCGAGATCTCATGAAAGGATCTGCTTCACTATCAATTTTTGTACTCTCAATGTAATCTCTTTCTTCACTTGGTCCTTGTAAGACGTTTGTAAAACTTCTTTCAGTCCTTTGTGTTGTAGTAACAGTAGTTGTAGTGACTAATTGAGCACTTTCATCTGGAAATTCTGTGCGTTGTCGTTGACGATCAACAGCTCTATCAGATGTTTGTGAAACAATATTTGCTTGCTCAACCCAAGTAGCACCTGTTGATTCAACTCTGTGGTTATCAATATAAATTGTTCTTGCCCAGTTGTCTGATGGTGGGTCTAAAATAACTGCTCCAGCAAATGTAATAACATTGAATGGGTTTACATTCTCTACTCTTGTTGCTTGTGGTTGGTCTATCCAATCAATTTCAGTATAATCAAGAGTAATTAAATCACCTGTTTTTCTGCAATTTGTATCTAGTAATTGTAAATTGGAGTTTAAGTCAGCAGATGCAGGGTCAATATTTGGATTTAGTGCCAATTCTGCTTTCATTGACCAGAAATCAACTGCACTTATTAATTCTCTATTAACTACATCAACATCACATCTAGAACCTCCATTAAGACTAAAATCAATAAAACTTCTATTTTTAAAGTTATTAACTACAAAACCTGTTTTGAATCTATTAAGACCATCAGCATCTTTAACCTCTAATGTTTTAGTATCTAATTCTAAAGCACTTAGAGATGTCATTTCCTCTAAATTCTCAATTCTTTTCTCTAAAGCACCAATGTCTCTCATCGTAAAACGACGATTATCAAACATTCTTATTCTAGGACCTCTAACAGTATCATACAAATATGGAGGTAATGTAATCTGGGCAATCTCCATTGAATTACCAACCTCTGTAGGAGGTGCAGGATCTTCAGATGATACTCCTTTGATTAATTTAACTTGTTCAAACTCATTGATAACAAGTTTGTCAATACGTGGTAGATAAAAACTATATCCAATTATAGAACTTTCGTCAGGTGTAATTATAAATGGATTTGTTTCCTCAAATTCACGATTAGAAAATGCAAAAGGTGAACTAGTAGTTCCAGTAAACGGTTTAACTCTTGGTCTTAAATCTAAAATATCAGTTGCTCTATCATTTGATATAAATGGTATATCATTTGCATATCTATCAGAAGTGAATGAATTGACTGTAAATAAATCACCTTTATTTCCTGATGGTACTAGATAATGGTCAAATATGACTAATAATCTTTTTGCAGGAATAGCAGACTTTTCTTTTCTTACAATCTTTGAATAGTCTGATATTTGTCTCGTATGCCCATCATCTAATAGATAATTATCAGTTCTATCAATATAGTTTCCATTTATAAGTTGTTGTATATTTGCAGTAATAGATGATTCCTTAAAGATTACGGATTCATTTTCAATAAATCTATTTGCATTTAAATAAACAAAACCTACCGCATTAGAACTTGTCTCAATAATTTGTCCAATAGCTCTACTTTCTTGTCCAACAATTTTTTCACCTATTATTGCTGCTGTATCTAAACTTAAACCAGATACAAATACTAAATTGTCGAATACTGGTTTGACTAAAGTTTTCGATTCATATATTGCAATAATTTTATTGACATCAGGATAGTTAAGAGAAATTTCTTCATCTTCGACCCTTAATCCGTAAGCATTACTCTGAGTCAAATTACCGTTTGTTGATATACCAACTGTTCTTGTTACCTCAAGTTGTGTACTTCTAACATAATTTTTTGATTTACTGGTAACTCCAATCTTTTTAAGAGTTACATTAACTGTACAAGGAGTGCTATTATTTGTTAACCCAGAAAATGCTATATCATTTCCATCATTCGTTATTGTAACTTTATCAGATGATAGGGGTTCAACAGAACCATCATTATAAGTTAATGTATATTTTTCAGCATCAAATGGCTCAAAAAATGCACTTGTAATTCCCGCATTTGCATTTAAAGCATCACTTGATGCAAGTGATAATGTGCCAGAACCACTAGTAGATTTACCTGTTATTTGAGTGGTAATTACTAAATTGGAATTAGAAGAATTTAAATTTGATATATTTTTTCTAGGTAATCTGGAATATAAACCAGCATCATTTGCATTTGATATTAATGGAACTCTTACTCTGAATACGCCAGTTGTCGTACCAGTACCTATAATAGCACCATTATTAACACCTGTAATACTATTAACTGCAGTTAATGTTAATGTCTTACCATCATTGCTTATACCACTAATTCTATTAAATACAGGTTCTGTAAAATTACCAGCAGAATATGAAATGACTGCATCTGTTGTAATTCCAACTTTTCCTGCAAAATTGCGTCCTGGTATTGTACCAGCATTAGTAGTTCCTGCAGATTTAGTCACATTTAATTGATCTGCTGGAGAAAATCCAGGAAGAACACGATCATAAAGAACTGAATCTGCTTTAAAAATTGTAGGTATACTACCTCCAGTAATTGTAGCGGAGTCTTGATAAACTGATTTAATATCAAATGTGCTATATGCATTAATTTTTATAATAGATGATTTAGCATCAGTTGTTTTTTCATTGTATATTAATTGTTCTCCAACAATAAATGTACCTGTGGTTGTTGATATATTGATTTCATCTGCAGCAGTTGTTGCTGAAACTTCTGCCAAATATCCTATAGCACCACTAGATAATCCTCTAACTCTAGTTCCTTTTGGTTGTGATGATACTATATTGGATATTTTTAATGTGGTGTATGTCTGTATATCATATAAATGCAAGTCAAACTGCGTTGATGCACCAGTATATGCTGAATCTGTTACTCCGAATGAATATACCCTTGCTTGTCCTATTTTTAATCCATTTGGACTACTACCACTCGACCTCTCATTATAAAGATCAACAGTATTGGTACTAGTTCCACCTAAGTTAATATATGGTGTTCCAAATACATTGTTTACTCTTAATAAACTACCCATTCTAAATGGTATAGATGCAGAATTTACATCTTTAACATCTCTTGGTTTATCAATATCTAAAACAGTTGTACCAGGTAGATAAACATCATAACCCTTTACATATGCTTTACCTGGTGATAGTTTGACACACATTATGTCTTCTGAAGGTTTATTACCTTGATCAGTTAATTGATTTTCAGTATATAATCCATCTGATTGAATTTCATCATTTAGAGAATCTTGTAAATTAACACGAAATGGTTCTACAGAGTAATTACCAGACTCGTCAAAAGTTCTTTTTGCAAAATATTTTTTAATCTCTGAGTATACAGATGTATTTTGTAATTTTTTAGGTTCACCTTCTCTAATTCTGTATAATTCTACAAAACTAGTATCATTGTAATCATTTAATGATTTCTTTGTTAACTTAACCGATATTTTAAATCTATCTGCACCTGGTGCTGCAAAGTTAGTAAATCCCTTCGCATTATCATACAATGAAGAGTCATCATTTGCATTTACCACCTCTTCAATAATATCTAATCCAACTCTAAATGATGGTTTAGGATTATATGGATCTAATATAATCAAAGATGTTGGAACATCTACAAAAACACCACGTAAAAAATATACACCCTCATTAATACCAAATGCAGAACCAGTTGCAGAAGCACCTTCTAAAGACAATGTTAATATTGTTTCACCAATATTTAAAGTTGTATTTCCATATGTTAAAGTCTCTTCAAGAATTAGAACTTCACCGTCTGGAAATGCTACACTTTCACTATCAGTTCCAGATTGATTATACTTAACAAATATTGTTGGTTCAACAACTCCCTCATTTGGAGGTAAAACATAATTTTTAATTGTTGCTATAATACCAGAATTTTGACCTCTAACTCTTGTACCTTTACCATTATTATTGGAAATTAAACTATCTAAGTAAATAGAGACATCAATACCAAGATGAGATTGATTTATTTTACAAGAAAAATAAGATTTGTCACACTCTATGCCACCAGGTATGACCATCGAACCTTCTTTGAAGATATGTTTTCCAAAAGATTCAACTTGATTTTGTATTATTGATTGGAAACCAGTTAATTCTCTTGCTTGAACTGGTTTGCCAGGCTTAAAGAGAATTTTGTAAAAGTTTTTAGCCTTATCAAAGTCGTCATAATAAGGACTGATATTTAAATTTGTCTTTTGTGGCATTTTAGAACTCTAGTATGATTTTGATGTCCTCTTTTTGTCGAGTACTTCTAACAATTTCTGGTCTGTTATCCATATAAATGATTTGTCCCGACCCTTTATTTATCTCTGAATCAGATAAACCCGCTTGGAATCTAGTTCCCAAATTAATAAGTTTAGAACCTGTTGGATTAGTTGTTATACCTGTAAAATTAATCTGTACTGATCCAGAGAATCCAGATTCTTCTCCATTAATAACATTTGCATTAGTTGCACTCTCAAATTGATAAATTCTTCCAGATGTTGTTATCCCAACATAATCCGTATGATCAAATGATGTATTATTAAAGTAAATTGACCTGTCTCTAAAATATTTTAATACTTTAGTTTCTTTGTCATATGAAGTAACATATCCTTTAGCAATTTTTCCTGTATTTGGAGAAACTGTAAGTTTTTGATTAATTTTTTCACCAATAACTGGTGCATTACTACCAGTTACTGTATCTAATTTAATTGCTTGTAATGATGAAAAAGTACTATCCGTATAAGTAACAGCACTTCCAACTTTAGTTGGATTTTTTACAATACCCACCTGTGCAAATTTAGTGTCTACTGGAAAATCCTTGGTAGAATCATCAAATCTTGCATAGATAATAACTTTATCAGTCCCTAATTCAGTATAAACATCATCACCATGACCTCTACCAGGTGGAATAATGGGAATTAATTTTGCTTTACCAGTTGTCGGTACATTAGAATTGATCGTATCTAAATCGACTATACCGTAAGTATATCCCTTACCTCCAGCACTTACAGTTACATTAGTTATTTTTCCACCTTCAACATCAATTCTCGCTTTACCTCCTGTACCATCACCCAAAATACTTACTTCTTGTGAAAGTCCATTTGAGTAATTTGTACCACTTTCTTCAATATAAATGTGTTTTATCTGATTTAAGTTTAAATCAGAATTTCCATTTTCCCTAACAGATCTTATCTGAGAATCTATTGATGAAGACCATGCATTAGGAACTGTTATAAACTCTGTAGAATCAAATTTTATAATATCACTAGGAGGAACAGTAAAAAGATATTTCCATTTATATCCATCTCCACTATTACCTGCCTTTGAGGGTTCTAAATCTGTAAATGTAGGTTCATCTTGAGATACATTTCCTAAAGGATTAGTTCCTGAAGCACCATTATCAATACAAATATAGACTTTAAACTCAGAATTTACAACATAATAATTTGCATCATATAATCTATTTGCTTTAGTTAGAGGACTTTGATTTGTAGAACTATAATCATCCCTGTAAATTTCATATCTATTTCCTGAAACCCAATCTACTCTTCTTATCAGTCTTCTTATATTTGCAGAAGATATTTTTTTACCAAACATCATCGTATCACCGACGTGACTTCGATATGAAAAACTATCCGTAGGTGCAGGGGTATTTGTATCCCAATCGGTTGTTCTACCATATCCAACTAAACCAGCGGCTCCAGTTGGATTTGTTAATCCTAAAAATACATAATATGAATTATTAGTATTCTCTACTGACTCTACAAAATTATTTGCATTCAATATTCTGAATTGATCAGTAATAATTGCTGACATCTGTACTGTATCTTACTTTTCTTTCTATTTATAGGGGTTTTAGCATCAACTTAAAACTGCCCTGATTGAACCGCTACTTCTATGACCTCTTTCCCCAATATTATCATAACTCTTTCTCTGTATTGTTGGGAAAGTTGTAAGTCCAGAATTTACAGTCAAACCAGTAACTCCTATTGAAATAGGATTTGATGAGCGTTTAACATCAACACCACTGCTTGCACCATATAATCTACCCCAATTTATAGTACCTAAACTTGTTGTCAATCCAATATTGGTAGGATCAAAGAATCCTTCTACATGAAGAGGATCTACCCAACCACCAGTATTTGAATGTATATTACAAGTAATAGTTCCTTTTGATCCACCCACAGAATAGTCAACAGCATTAACAACATAAACATTATCAAGGAATGTTGTTCCAATACCAACTACGTTTGCATTGTCTTGATATACTGATGTTAAACCATGTCCAATCTTTGTATCTTTAATATAAACGGGATATCCCACATTTAGTATATTTGCAGTAGCGTTTGTAAGTCCACCATCACTATTTCTAGTCACTGCATGGAAATCAAATCTTAGTGCTGGACCAGTCACAAAAGTAATGCCAGTGATGATTCCAATAAATCCTTCAAAGTTAGATATTCCAGTAATTCTTTCCGTTTCAAATTTAGGATTTTCTATAATAACTTGAGGTGCACTACTTTGCTGATCATATCCAAGTCCAGGATTTATTATATCAGCACCAGTTACCACACCATTGGTTACTGTGACAGTAGCAGTGGCAGTAGTACCAATACCAACATATTTTTCAACACCAGATGGTGCCTCAATACCAATATCAACTGCTCCAGAATATCCTGAACCACCTTCTGTAATATTAATGGATGAAATAGTACCACCAGCACCTATCGTAGCGGTTGCCTCTGCGACTTCGCCAATCTCACCAGATGTTATTAATGCATCTACAGAATCTGGAAGCAATGAATTTCCATATTTGCCTTCATAGAAGAATGATTGTGCATCATCAACAAAAATACTATTACTTGCAACTACACCTATTCCTGAAGTCTCTGATAAATCACCAATTATTTTAGATGTAGGATAAACTTGAGGTTCTAGTATTGATCTTGCTTTAGAAACTAAGCTACCATTGATTTGTAAATCGTTCTTTTGCTTTGTCCATCTGATTGGTTTTTCATTTACCTCATCAATACCCAATCCCTGATAGATGTCAGTATCAACTAAATCAGTGTTGAGAATATCCTTTACGATTCTACTATTGGTTTGTGATGTTGTTATTCCACTTGCTTTCTCACTCTTAAATATGTCAATAGCATCACCAATCTTAATTGTCTGTGATACATTTTCAATTTGAACATCGATACCATCAATACCCTTGTAGAAGTAAATATCTACACTATCGTGATCATTAATACCTGGTTGAGATTCTCCACTTGGTGCTTCAGTAAATATAAAGGTAGTTCCTCCTTGGAATTGGTAAGCTTCACCAGGTTTCTGTAGTACACCATTTACAAAGATAAGTAGAACTGAATCTAAATCAATTAATGCAGAACGAGGGTCAGTTAATACTTTCTCAAAACTTAATAATTCACCATTAAAGAATAGCGGGAATCTTGTTCTAGAACCATCTTGTAAGATTTTAATACTATCAATCGCATCAATTTCACCAAATTGCCAAGCAGAGAATTTATCGTTGAATATTTCAAGAACTTCTAATTCAAATTCTTGTATTGGTGCTGATAAGTGTGCAGCAGTCACAAGACCGACTGGTTTGAACTTATCTCCTTTCTTGAATGAGTATCCTGATCTAGATATCTCAAAGTCCTTGATTCCAAATAAAGTAGAACCAATTCCAACTGCTGTAGATGCTGCACTTACTCCAACATTTAACAGTAAATTAGCACCCGTATCAGTAGTAGCACCGACACCTAATCTGGATAAACCAACAACTTCAAGATTTTCATAAATTGGTTCAGGTATGATTAATCTTGGATTAACATAACTTGTACCTGCAGAAACTATACTAAAGGATAGAGTACCTCCAACACCCACAGTTGCCTCTACAACTGCACCTGTTCCTCCTCCACCACCTTGACCAACATTTAGTGTAATAGTATCTGTTGAGGTCGCTGTTATAGCAGTCTGTATTCCTGCAATAGGATCTGAGTTAGGGAAACTTGTCTTAGATACTGAACGAGGATATGGATGATCTGAGAAGAAATTGTCCTTTGAACACTTGAATACTAAACCACCAGTATCAATACCAACGGTATCACTAGTTGTTAATCCGTGACTTGGAATTGTAAGAACAAGAGTTCCTGTATGTGAAGTATAAACTGCGTCTGTTGCTGTAAATGCATTACCCGCAAAGTTTGATTGTCTTATTGAACCTATACCAGCACTTACAAATTTATGTACATATGCTTGATCTGTAACTCCAATTGCAACTGTACCACCTCGATAACCAGAACCAAATGTTAAATCGTCATAGAATTCATATGCATGACCACCGCCTTGATAGGTATGAGGTATTGTGCTTGCACCTGCTCTCACCTCAAAACTTCTTTCAGAGACTATACCAACAACAAATAGTGGTCTCTCGTGATCTTGGAAGATTGTTGTTGTAACTCCAACATATCCACCACCACCAATTGTTTTAACTGAATTGGCAGCAGCAGAAACAAATGTGTGAGCATATTGGTCACCAGGAGCTGATGCACCAACATTAACTCTAAATGTATTTGTAGTTTTATTAGTAATTGTAAGATATTGACCAGCAGCAGGGTCTGTTGCACGAGGATAGCAATGAGTAGAATTATTACTATCTTGTGTACAAGTAAAGCAAATTGAACCAGTATCAAGAATAACAGCATCACCCACTACTAATCCATGATTTGCAATTGTTAACACTAATACGCCAGTAGCAGGGTTATATGTTGCATTGGTAGGAGTTCCAACTACTGTTTTTGGACATACAAACTCTAATCCTTTAAGTTTAACTGAAGTAGGTCTGTCTAATGCAAATCCGTGAACATCATTAGTTGTAACTGTTATAATTCCACTTAAATTATCATATACAGCAGTTTGAATACCTATATTAAATCCAGATGATGTTCCAATACCAACAATACCTGTTAATTCACCAGATGTATTTTTTTCTGCTCTTACTTTTGCACCAACTAATGGAGCATATCCTAGACCTTCGGTTGAACCAAGAGAAACAATTAAACCACCTCTGGGTATTTGGTTTTGATTAATATCAGAATCAGAAACAATAAATTGACCATTTTCTGACGTAATACCTGTAAATCTGATTGTTGATATTCCTGCAGTAGTATCTGCTAGTATTTCATAATTGTTACCAGAACTATTTGCAGTAAATGGTTTTTGATATACACCATTAAGGAATACAACTCCATTCCCAACTTCAATACCTGCTGATGTATTTGCACCACCAACTTTTAGAGTATATGCTGTTGTAAGACCTGTGAAATTATCTGATATATCATCAAATAACATATTTGTTGAATAATCTTGTCTTGTAAAGGTTCTTCCACTAAAATCTGCCTTTACGAAAGGTAATTCAGTATCAGTTTTTCTGGAACGAGTATTTCCTTTTGGAGGATCAATAAAATGTACTGTGCTATCAATTATGTTAAATGAACCTCTATGAACTCTTACAATATCACTGTTATTGTGAGGTGTAGCACCAATTCCTAGAGATCCTCTTTGAACTCTAACTGTTGGAATTGTTGATATACCAAGACTAATATTTAATTGATCATCTATCTCACCACTACCATCTGATGTACTTGAAAATCCTACCTCAATTATCTTCATAAATTCTTCATTTATTTTTAATACATCAAACGTTGATATTGATCCAATACCACTTAATGCAAATTGAGTAGTTGCAGATCCAATATTAACATCTAAAGTATGAGTTAATGAAGTAAATGTGACTGGTTGCTGTACAACACCATCTAAACCTATGATTGTTTTAGATAATTTTTTGGTCATATTCAGTTTATGGATATTACCAGAACCAACACCCGTTACAGTTATGGCAATACCTGATACCACATCTTCTTTTGTTGGGAATAATTGGAATTTATCTTCACTTATTACTTTTGCAAAAACAGTGGTTGGTAAAATATCTGTTGTAATACCCGCAGTATTAACTGTTGAACCAATTGATATTGCAGTAGCAGCAACTCCTATGAAAGAAGAATCTGGAGTATATTCCAATTCCTCATTTGTATTAAAGAAATGATTTGATACCGTAAATATTCCTGTAGATTTTTCAAGACCTACACCATCAGGATTAAATGTCTTTGTGTAAATTGGAGTTCCTTGATATTTTAAGTCAAATTTAGTTTTATTTGCCCTTTCTCCCTCTAATCCGTCATATGTTGATAATAATACTTCTTGATCTACATTACCATAACTCAAGATTGCTGGAATATTGCTAAAGTCAGATGCTGTATAGAATACTTGGTTAAATGCCTGAACCTTAACTTCATCCGTAAATTCCGAATCAGGAACGAATCTTAAGTTAATATCATCTCCAGATATCACTGAAGTAAATGAACCTATTCCTGAAGTTGAACCTAATGAAACATATGGATACTGAACAACTAAAACATCTTCTGCATCTCTAATTGCTGTAACCTGATGTATCGCAGATATTTCCCCAGTTGATACTTTAACTAGAGACTTAATTGAACTATCAATTGATTTATTAATGGTTGCATATGTAATATCTGAACTTGTTCCAAGATTAAATGTAGACTCGAATCTTACACTTCTTTCTGCTTCAGGAGGTTGACCTTCAGCTAAAAATCTATGTGTTCCTATTCCTGCAGTTGTTGTTCCTAAACCAACTATACTTGATTTGGAATCTAAAATAGTTGATCTATTATTCTCAATCTGTAATTTGACTAAATCATTTTCTAATCTAGCAGTAAGTATACCAACAGTATTAGTTGTGATTCCTGAAACATCATCAGAATAAATTTGAGATAAAGTTGTATTGGTACCATCAAAATCAAGTATTACTTCGTTATAGTTAATCTCTTTGGTTACTGAGTCCTGAACAAAAATATTTGCTTGTAATCCATTAAATGTATCCTTATCAAACTCTACGATAGTAGTTGTATTAAATCCAGTGGTAGCAGATGCAATACCAACATTTGCACTTATTAAGTTAATACTTCCAACAACATTAGTACTTATTCCAGCAATATTATCGTCATAGGAACTTTTTAATATTTTTATATCATGATCTTTTATATACTTCTCAACGGGATTAAATAATAAGCTATTAGTTCCTGTAATTTCGGTTTCAAATTCACCAAGTTTCAGATTACCATCAATATTATTTAATCCAACTCCAGTAGTATCACTTGTCTTCTCAAGTAAGATAATTTGATCTTCTTTTGTTAATACAACTAATTCAGTTAATTGCGTATCAAAAGTGTCAGGATCGACTACTTGAATAAGGTAATTTACAACTTTACCATTGATTTCATCAATTATACTTGAATTAGCTGCAAAACCAACACTTGAAAATTCTCCACTTATATCATCGTGAAGTAAGACTCTGTTAGAAATACATTTGTTATAATTAGTTAATTTTTTCTCTGAGAAAATAACAGATTTTGATTTATTACCAAGACTATTATAATCTAAAACATAATCAAAATTATTAATAGCATCGACTCTATTATCATCACTAACTAAGTCTAAAATAATAGTTGCTACTGATTTATCATTTTCTGTGGCAATACCAACTTTTACGATGCTCTGTACAAAAGTATCAGCAAAGTTTTTCAATCCTGCAGGATGAACTATACCATTAACACTATTTGAGAACTTATCCCAAGTTATTGGACTCTTAACAGAGTATGATAGATTTTGATAGTAATCATTATCAGGTATGACTTGTATATCATCATTCAGTTTACCAATGTTATCAATCCAACCATATTCTTGACGATTTGAAAAATCAATCTCAAATCTACCTAGATTTGGTTTAAGATCTACTATTTCAGCTGAAACACCAGTTATTCTACCAGTAATTCTATCCCCTTTTTTAATTATTTCTAATCCATCTAATTTTATAAAATCATCTCTTGTTTCAACGATTGTTAAATCTGAATTTTCATCATTTAGTATTAATGGTTCATTCTGTTGGAAAACTCCTCTTTCTTGAACGGGAATCAACTCTGGATAATTATTTTTATTTACTATGGTCGCATAACCAGATTGGAATGTTTTAGCAATACCAGGATTTGTAGTTACTCCAGCAACACTGAATTTTAAAATTGTATTACTACCAGGTATATACTCTTGAACTTTAAAGAATGAATAATTATGATTTTCTGAATTGAATCCTTCTCCTAATACTTCACCGCCTGATGCTCCATCTTGTACAGTAAGACCACCAGCTTCACCAACTCTTTGTATACCTTCAACGTAAATCTCATCTCCTACTGCAAATGGTTGAGGACTAACAAATCCATTAAATGGTGTTTGTAGGAAACATGTAACTAATCCACCAGAACTACTTTGTATTGAATTAATACCAATTCCATTTGAGTTATTAACTGCAAATATCTTATGTTGAATAGAGTCGAGTCCATTTAATGGAGCAACTAATTGAACAAATGAGATGGATTGATTAGGAACATCTGCTTGCAATGAACCTGAATCGACAACTTGATTTGAGGCAGGATTAAAAAGTATTAAGTTGGGAGCAGTTGTATAATCGGATCCAGCATTTACTATATTAATACCAGTCACTGTGTCTAGATTATCAACATTTAAAATTGATGGTATATAAACTTCTGGTTGTAAAGTTTTATCTGCAGAATATTCATATCCTATATCAAGCACTCTAACATTTTTTATTTTACCAATATTTTTAGACGTAGTAACCAAATTAGCATTTACACCTTCTGCAGATATAACTTCTTTAAATATTGGTAATTGTTTATAATTAAATCCGTTAGAAAGAATTTTTAATTTCTTGATTCCACCTTTTACATTTGTTGATTTTGTCGAATATTCAATTTTTTCACAATCAGTATCATTATAGGTTAAAAATTCGGGCAGTTTTGGTGAGAAGTTGAATGTTTCAGATGTAATATCAGATATTTTGTATTCGCCATTATAAACACTATCTAAGAAAATGATTTGTGAATAATTTTGCACTTCATTATCTGCTGTACTTATGTAACCACCCTTAGTGATACCATAATACAATACTGGTGGTGTTGAAGCAGTTGGTTGTAAAGTCAGTGTGGCACCAATAGTATCATACTCATCTGTACCTACCCCAACAGTTCCTGCAGTTCCAACGTTGAATGAAGATGAATCTTGAGAACTATTAAATACATTTTCACCATTACTATAGAAAATATTAAAGTCGAATCCCGCAAGTGTTGTTGTAGATAATCCAAATTTGATCTTTGAATTTTTATAAACCTTGATTTGTGGATTTATAGGTGCAATACTTTGCTTACTTCCACCACTATTATTTGTTAGTTCAATTAATTTTATTGGATTTGCTGATAAATCATTAAATGTCTCTGCTAACTGGAAAAATCTACTATTAACTTTATAGACAAAATATGAACCTGTTCCTAAACCAGCATTACCATCGTAAAATACTTTATCACCAGTGTTGAATCCGTGATTTTCAATGTTTATTCTATTTGTTTCTATACCAGCATTTGTAAAGTTTATTGGATTTATTAATAATTTTTCATATTCGGCATTATAATTCACTTCAATAGGATTCGTATTACCTATTCCAACAGTATGATTAGGAACAACATTTATGGATACAATATCTCCATTTTGTAAATTATGAGTTGTTGTATCAGCTGCAGCAACATTTGTAGTAACAGTGCTTACAATTTTGTCAATATCACCTGTAACTTGATCAAATTGAGATGATAAGTTATAGAGATGTGTGTTTATACCTGAGACAGCACTTCCGTCTGACTTAAAATATAGTCCTTCGCTTGTGTTACCAATACTTACTGTTGAAAGACCAATATAGTTTTCGCTTTTCTTAATAACAAATAAATCTATTGAAGTGTCACTTGAGTCATATGGTATTGAAAAATTACCAGCATTATCACTTGGATCATCAGTATTTGCAACATTTATTTGCCTATTTGAAACAGCAGGAACATTAAGTTTTACTTTTTGTCCTGTAACAAATGAATGATTAGGTAAATAAATTTGTCTATTTGGTATTGATACTGATTTTACAGTTTCTCCAATTACATAATTCGTTGATATTGACCCACCATCAGTGCCTAATCCTATTGATTGTGGGGCATTGAAATAAATTACATCATTTAATTGTGAATCAAATCTTTTTGTTTTAACTGGGATTGATATTCTGTTATTCAATAAATCAACATTTGATCCAAATGTATGTGCAGCACCAGGACCTCTCAAAGCACGAATAATTTTTTGTTGGTTATAAACATTCAATACAGTTACAATTTCATCATTAGCACTATTACCAGAACTAATTCTTAATGAATTACCAGACTGTGTATTTGCAGGTAATTTATTAACAAAAATATCTTCAACTGCCTCAAGACCATTCGCAATAAAACTCATACTCTTACCTAAAGAGACACGAGAAGTCGAAACTCCTATGTTGAATGAATCTGTTAAATTTTGTATTGATGTGCTTAGACCTGAAACAAATACAAAATCATTATCATTTAACTCAATATAAGTTGATATACCTACATTTACTGTATTTTCATCAGACCAAGTAAATATTAAATCTTCAAATCTATCCAATTTAGTTTCTATACTAGAAACTCCTAAACCAACTAATTCACTTACTTCTGCACTAAATCCTGAACCATTCGTATCAGTATTATCAAAAGATGTAAGATCACCAACTCTATAACCTGAACCTGAATTTAGAATTGTTAAATCTTCTATTTCACCTTTAGATACTGATTGTACTTGAGAAATTTGTCTAATAACTTCATTAGATTCTGCAAGAAAATCATTATCAGCAAATTTCTCACCAACATTATGTGGATATGTATTTCTTATTAAATTGGAACTATTAAAATCAAAATCATGATCTAATTTTAGATTATCTTGAATTAGTGGTAATCTAAATGTTTTGCCTATAAAGTATGGATATGTACCAATAATTTTACCATTTAAATTTTCTTCTACAGTTGCAAAATAGGCATAAATCCCATTTGGAAATTCTGGTGTCTTACAAAATCTTCCATTATGAATATCTAAATCTCCAGAATTATCAAATATATAATCATCAATAAAGAATCCAGCATCAAATCCAGAAGGTCTATTTTCAACTTTTGAAATATCTTTGATGTATGAAGATTTTATTATACGGATAGTTGAATTTATATTATTTGGTTCTGAATATCCAAATGGACCGTAGATTGGATTTCCATCATATGCCCAACCTATGATTGATGAGTGTTTTGTTGGTTTATCGAATTCACCATTATTTAAAGTATCAAACGTATCAGATTCTAAATTCTCTAGTAAATTCTGATTAACACCAATTACATTATAACTTAAAAAATCACTCCTTGGAACTAATATAGAATCTCCTTCCCTAAATTGATCGTTTAGTTGTAAACTTCTTACCGAAGTATCAAATACGCCTCTTATACCTCTAGGTACAACTTCTGCAGAAGTGCTTCTTGCACTATACCCTATGCCACTGTTAACGACTACAACATCTATTAGTTTACCATCCTCTATTACTGGTCTTACAGAGGCACCTACGCCCTCTCCTGTAGATTTTATTTGTATATCTGGAGAGGAATTATACTCACCTCCTTGATCTGCTACGACTACATCTACTACTTTACCATTTTGAATTATAGGAGAAACAGACGCTAATTTTCCAGACTGTATAGTAACGTTTGGATTTATTGTATTATTTAATATTTTAGAACCATAATCTGTTCCTTTTTCGTATAAGTAAACATCAGTAAATGAACCAGTAACAACTGGAGTAATATTAAATGTACCAGTTACAGTACCTGAGTAAACAACTTCAAGATTTACCTTTATATCAGGATACTTGAATGTTTGATATCCTGTTCCAGTTGATGTTAAATTAGCAAATTTAAGTCTATCAAAATCAGATGTAGATGTTCCACCAACTCCTGCATTTGATAATTTAAAGGAATTATCATCAACCTTGATTACATAATATGATGATGTAGTTGTTAATCCCTGTATTGACTGAGGTAATGTTGTTCCTAAACCAATAGTTGGCAAATAATTTACCAAATCACCATGTTTAAATCCGTGATTTTTAAAGTTAATAGTATCAAATGAAGTTGATATTCCAGATGGGTTTACTATTAAATTACGATATTCATATCCTTTGCCAGGATTCTTAACTTTAATACTGTTTACTGTATTTTTTGTTTCTGTTCTAAGAATATGAATTCCAGATGCTGCAGTATCAGTTGACAATCCTACAGTATTAATACCACTTAAAGCATCATTTTGAGTATTGTAAAGTGTAATTGTTGTAGGATTAACGTATCTTATAAAATATGGATCTCCATTTGCGAGTGATCCAGTTATTGTATTTGAACTATCAAATGCTGGACCGATACCGATAGAGGCATTACCATTATTTTGGTAATAAACTATTTGTCCAGTTTCTAAATTATGTTCAGTATTAAAGGTAATTGTTTCGTTTTCAATATCAATACTACCACCAAAAATTAAATCTCTACTATCAAAAGTCAACTCCCTAAATCTAGCACCTATAACTGCCTCTAATTCGCATCCATCTCCATTTGCACCAGTCAATGATACACTCTTTATAGATTTAACATCAAATTCTTGTGGATCTATAAAGACGTGTTTAACCGAACCAGTTATAACTGGTTCTGCATATGCAGTATTACCTATACCTGTTTCAATTAATATCTTTGGTGGATTAATTATATCATAATCCTCTCCACCATTAATCAAATTGATACTTGATAAACTTCCATATTCAATAAAATCTTCTGAAACAGGAGATCTAACTTCTACACCATTTTTTAATATACCAATATCAGTTATATTTTCATCACCTGTAGATGAATCAAACAAACCTTGTGATAAAGGAATTCTTCTCAATATCTTATTTGCACTTATCTTCTTACCATGTTGTCTCAGTAAAGTAAAGGTATGCAAATCTTTTTCTGAAACACCTAAACCAACTTGTACGGTACTAGCAGTTCCTATTTGAGATCTAGAAGAATAAAGTGCTAATTTACTAATATTTGACCCAACAGATGCTGGTTGTGGATCAACATAGTAAATAGTACCATCATTTAGACCTGGTGGAACATCTGATGCTTCACTGTTAGTAGAATTAGGGTCTTTAGAAGAGTTATAAACAACAGCATCTCCCTGTATAAACTTGATATCTCTGTTAGTATCAAAATGAAATTCTAAAAAATTATATAATCCAGTTATATTATCTTGACTATCTCGGTCAAATGAAAACCTAAAGGAGGTATTTGCAAGACCAACTAATGTTTCTTTAATAACATCATCATCTATATTAAATTCTGGAAGTGAATTTGATGCAACATATCCATTAGTATCACCATCAGTATATACATTAAGCACGTTTGAGACAATACTTTCATTTCCTTCTCTTATCTCAAGATTTGTACTTGTTGCCTTTTCAATCACTCTACGAATATCATATTCTTGTCCCTCAACAGGAGTAAATCCTAAGTTTGTAACTGTTATTTGATTTAAATTAATATCTACACTTGAAACATTAAATGTACCATCAACAGTTTGTTGATTTCTTCTAAGAACCTGAAATTCATCACCAACTTTAATAGAAGACTTATCAATTAAAGTATCTAATTGAATAGTTGCTCCACCTCCAGATGCTAGTATATCAACTTTAAATCTTGAACTTGTATTATAAATCCACGAATTTGCAAATTTTTCTTTGTAAGTTATACCATTATTAAATATTTTCTGACCAAGATTCTTTACAAATATATTTTCACCTTCATTAACTAGAGTAACATTATCATCAACAACTAATTTGTTTAGTACACCCGTTACTCTTAATTCAATTTTCTTTGATGAATCTCCATTTTCATATCCAAAAATATTAGTATTACTTCTAATATCATCTGCAGTGTTAATTTGATTTGTTATACCACTGCATTCAAAGAATTGATTGATTGATTTTGATTTATAGTCAATAGTATTGACACCACTTACAATCGTTCCTGTTGTACCAAATCCAACTGTTGAGTCTACAGATATAATTGATGAACCAGCAGATATATCATTCAATACCTTTGTGTTTGGATTGACCTTAAATATTCCCTGTATTAAGTCTCTATCACTATATCCAACGAATAAAGACATTTTATAATATGTCTTACCTTCTCTATTAAATATTTCAACTTCAGATACAGATGCATTTGTTTCAAGGTCATCACTCTTGTATATTGTTTGACCAACTAAGTTTTGAGGTTCTCCATTTTCTGTAATTAACTCAACAACTATAACTTCTCTTCTTACAAATTCAGAACCAGAGGGTTTGATTAAATTACTTTCAAGGTCAATAATTGTAGATTCAACACCATATAATACTTTAAATAATATTTTTACAGATTCTTCAATACCTTTTGATTGGTAGAAAGAACGAGCAAACTTAACAAAGTTACCTACGTCTAAGTCAGATGTAAAATTAACATCCTCAAATCCTGGTAAAAATGTTTTCTTTAATTTTTTATAAAACTCTTGTATGAATAATACAGATAAGTTCTGAACAGTAGAACCATTTACATGATTATCTGCTAATGTATCTTCAAATGTTAATTTCTCTCGGTTTACATCTATTAGAGATGAAGATACTCCTACGTTATATCCCGTGACTCCACTGAATCCACGTATACATCCTGTAAACGATGTTGATGTTATTCCTGTATATGATATAATTTCATTATCAATTTTAAGTAATCCATACTCACTAGGAAATCCTTTTGTACTGGGTACAGATATAGTTGCATCTGAAGAATCAATAGCAGTAGTAATTGATGTAATTCCTACTACAACTTCTGGTACAAGATTATCTACTTTAATATATTGGTCAAAATTCTGAATTAAATCAGAGGGACCTCCTTGAAATTCTTGGGAGATATAATATTGTTTAAAAAATTCTATAGCGTTAGGAAAATCGCTTGTCACAAATCCTGGCAAGTGATTCTCAATAACAGTATTGACTTTTATTCTTTTGTCAAATTGTGACATAAATTATTTCCTCTCTAAAACCCCATTTGAATAACTTGAGGTAAAGTAATCTCTAGTAAATACAACACCTGATACATCTTCTCCTGATGCGATAACGTCCTTCAACATATTTATCGAACTACTTGAAACGTCTAAACTGACAAATAGATCTTTTAATCCAATTACATCATTTGAGTCTGGAAATGCTTGAATTTCAATTATATTGTTTTGTGCTACTGTTGATGTAATATTAATGGTGTTTAGTATCACCTCACCTTTCTTGTAATCAACTGCACCAGCATCTTTAAGTAAAACTTTGATATTGTTCTTTTCATCTCTAGTGACAACACTGATTGTACCTTTCATGTTTATGTCAAGATTTCCTGCAGCATCCTTATTTGGGATATCTGTCAAAAATGCAGTTGACGAACTTCCTGAAATAGTAAAACCTGTACTCTTAATATTATATCCAGATGGATTAATATGGAATTTATTACCAAAACATAATTCGTATTGTGCAAACTGATCAATTAAAGCCTTTAAGTCTCTTCTTATTATAACTTTTGTGATATTTGAGGTGATACCATCATTAATTCGATCAATGAGTTGATTAACCTTACTATACTTGAATCTTCCACCAAACTTATTCATCTCAACATTAGTAGCATAATTCTGCAAAGAGTTTATAACGTTTGTTCTTAAAGTAATTGGTGAACCTACTTTAGATGGGTCATAATAGACATTTGAATCAATTTCAACATAAAGTATTTTAAGATCAACTATCTCAGAGTTAATACCTGCAATCGCATAACTTTTTAATTTACTTTTAATTTGTGATTTATCAAAATCGGAGATAAAAGTACCATTTTTCGGTTTGATACTTATCTGAACTTTACCAAATTGCGGAGGATCTAATTCTTCTCCACCTATAACCGAAACAGAATCTGTTTGGGGGTAAATTTGATTAATTATTGCTTCATAATCCCTTGGTGTAACTGCTCTATATTGTGCTGAGTAAAGTCTTGGTGCAAAATACTTAATAGAGGACACATCTTCAACTTCAGACCCTCTAGAAGCGTTTGTAACAGTAGTGGTTGTTACAGTATCAGAGGGTGTAAAGAAAGTTCCATCATCTTTAGAGAATGTTCCTTGAAAATTAAAATTACTTGGACCGTTTCCATCTGGACCATCAGTAACAATATAAGTTGCAGTAACTATTGAACCATTTTCCAATTTTTTACCGAAAAATCCATCTCCAAACAAAATTTCATATTTTTCATCTTGTACTTCTTGTGCAAGATAGATTTCTGAGTTTTTATTCAATTTTAATATATTATCAACTCTTGAATACTTTCTTCCTATTGTCGCTTGGTTTGGATCTGTGACATATACAACTAATGTTGATGCATCAATGTTCGGACTATCAATAATAAATCTTTGATCTTGAGATGTATCAACTCGGTATGTTCTAGTTAAGTATGTTCCCTCGTAAATTGTAACATCATCATTAAACTGGGCAAAAGAATTGCTACCAATCGCTTTGACTGAACTTGAAGTGATAGTTTCAGGGATTGAAAATCTAAAAGTGGTATTATCGCTGTTACCAACACATACAAGACCTGCTCTTAGTGAAAGAAATCTTGGTGTGGCATCTGTTGTTGGACCTAAGTCAATATCATCTATCTTTATCGTTGCTGTTGCTGCTTTTCTTGAGCGAGGTACATAACCAATGTTTCTTGCGAGTGAAATAACATTCTCTCTTATCGTTGCAGAGTCTAAAAAAGATTCATTTGCAACTAAGTTTGCATTAAATGAATTAATATAGGTATTATATGCGAGTGTATCGATTAAAACTGAAAAATTAGACCCCTCAAAGTCAAAATCAGAAAAATTTGAGTTTGATCGTAGAAAATCTTTGATTTGTACTTTGATATCTTCAAAGTCTAAGCTAGTATACTGAGTAAATGGCATATTATCTTGTTGGTTCTAATAAAAAACTAAAGGACTGGGTAGGAACTTCTAATCCAGTTATGTCAAAAAGTATCTTTATCTCTATTTCGTTCTCATCTGGTCTTCCATCCACCTCTATATTAACATTAGATACTCTTGGCTCAAAATTAGCAATGGTTTCTCTAATTTGATCCTCAATAACATAGACAGTCGTTCTTGAGAAATTCTCAAATAGTGAATCACGAACGTCTGTACCAATTAAAGAGTTAAAAAACCGTTCAGTCGGTATTGTTTCAATTAAATTTCTCACTGATCTGGCAATTGCACGTTCATTAAGTAGCACAGGAAGGTCTTTTGTCACTGGATGTGGTGAAAAAGACAGACTTATATCCTTAAATGCTCTTGATTTGCGTTGAATCGCCATTATTGATACTTTTAGTTTTATTTATACCCTATCTTGCATAATCTTTCATTGTATAATCATCACTATCAAAGTAATCAAGTAAACTGAATGCTACTCCACGAGGATTATTATCACCACACGTTATAATATCAATCGCACATTCCTGTTTTTCTGGCCAAGTAGTACAAATAAGACGAGTCTCATTTAAATCAACAGTACAAGTTACTCCACAGAACCCAAATTTGTCAGTTGTTATGTTTAACACCTTTGCATTGTCATATTGACAAGCTCTAACACACCTTTCTTCAATTTGTTTTGCATCAGTTAACTTATCTGTATGTACATTGAATACTTCAAGTACAAAATGAAGATCCATGTATGGTCTTTTAACTTTCTTCATCCTAATTCAGGTTCAATATTGATGTTTACAGTGCCTGGTGATGGTTCAAAAGGTTTTCTTTCTTCTTCGTTGCGTTCTTTTGATGTTTTCCAGAAATAATTATCCTCTGAACCCAATCCATCACGATCATGACCGTTTTCAACCTGATAATACACCGTTGAAACCTTAAAATCGGGCACTTTAGGTGTTTCTGGAGTCATACTATTGTCATAAATCCTCATTCTGTTGTTTGGATAGAGACAAAACTGCCCATTATCTAATTCCAAGAGATTATGAGACTTATGTTCAGCAGGTTGCTCACTGGTTGAGTAATCAACAGCATCTACACTAGCATGATAGTTGTCTAAAGTGCAGATATAGGTGCCTGTCTGGTTGCCAAAGTCTCTTGTATAGACTTCATAGTGCATTGAACCAACAAACTGCTTCTGAACAGCAACAACACCATAGTCCATACAGTTCCAGAACTGTAGATTATGTAAAGTCATATCAGGGTCAGGTATCTCTGGTGATGATAGAAATGCCGAAATGGGTAGTTTATCAAACATCGCAGCATATTCAGGTAAATACGTTTCAAAATAAAAGGCACGACCAGGAATGCTCTTGGCCGATACCCATACTCCTTTTACAAATTCACCGTGTCCACTCTTATGGTCAGTTAAGTACTCTTTTCGTACCCATACTTCGTAAGAAGGAAGATTCGTAATTAAGGTAGACATTAACGACCCTGTCCCCTGTATCTTTTACGAGCCGAGTTACGAGAGGTTGCTGAGTATTTCGAGTGCTTTCCTCTTCCCTGTCGAGATTTTTTCGGTTTGGATTCAGTATTATAAGTACTTCCCATCATTCCTGATTTAATTGCCATTAATCTTCCTCGATTGTTTCATAAGTAATTTCTTTTTGTATTTGCTGCCCTGTTACGTATTGTTCAACAGCGTAGTCTTCCAGTCTGTCAAAGAGTTCTGATTCTGTGAGGTTCCAGAAGACGACCTTGCCTTTACGAAGTATATTATACTTTTTCATATACAATGGGAGTTTTACATCCATTTATATGATTCTTGTTTTCTCGTGTCCAACTCGAATGCGTGGGTCACACCAGATTTCAAATCCTGCCTCTTTTGCATCAAGACAGAATGAAACGTCCTCACCGCACATATCTTGAACATCTCCTGATTCAAATACCTGCATCTTTGGAGCGAACCAAGGATATGGTAATCCTTCATGCTCAAATACACCATTCTTAATCAGTAACCATCCAAAACCTGTATAGTCTACAGTAAAAGGTTTCTTTCTCTTACTGATACTTTCAATAGTTTCGTGATTCATCACTCCACCGTTTCCTCTGAAGTCATCTTCATCTAACCAGTGAGCAACGGATGTTGTCTTTCCATCTTCGGTGCAGTACCATCCAGCACAGAGTTGACGTTCCTTTTCAGGATCGACAATTAACTTATATCCTTTTAATTGCTCTTTTCCTTCTGCATCTTTCTCAAAGACTTCTTCCTTTGTAACTGCATTCTCAGGAATTGACATCAATATTAATTGATAGAACTTCTCTGTGTTGAATACAATATCTGAGTCAATCCAGAGCTGATAATCATATTTGAGTTTACCATCCCAAGGTAATTGATTAGGTCCTCTTAATACATTTGCTCCAAGACACTTACATCTGGCAAAGTTTACCATTGATGAATAGTCTTGTGATATCTGTATTGCTGCTCCTGCCTGTACTAAATCAAATGAGAGTGTTACAAATGATTTTAAAAATTGGTATGAGACTCCTCGACCTGGTAAACAAAATACTATTGTTTTTCCTTTTACTAATCCTCTTGCTAGATTATAGTCCCATTCTGGTTTCTTTGGAGTAGTCTTCTTCGGGTTTTTTGCTTTAACCGTAAATCCTTTCGCCATAATGTGTTGTAATTACATTCATATCATACTATAATTTATATACTTTGTCAATCTTTATTTTTGTTACTTGGTTCGGCATACAAGAAAGGTTTGTATGATATTACAATCTGATGTTTCTTTCCTGTCTCTTTACTTACAGCATCAAATGTAATATTAAAACGTATATTACGATTCTTAAATATTACCTTACCAATCCGAAATTCTTCTTCCATTAATAAGAATGCTCCGCAATTTCTCCTACGATACAACTCTCATCTATACATTCTGCATATGTAATATCATCTTTCCAATAAGAAGTATATAACTTATCCCATATCATTGTAAATTCATCCAGTGTTAAATTCTTAAATAAAACTTTCTCTTGAAAATAGATATGATAACTTTTCATTCGCTTACCTCTTGTATATGAATACCATTATCATCTACGTGCCAAATTAATTCTGTATCTTCATACCAGTCAAATTCATTGATTACCCATTCAGGTACAGTTATCTGATATTGATTTGTAACAGGATCGATTGTGACGGGTACTTTAGAATCTTCGTACTTCTTCATTATGGTTGTCATCTTCACTTTTCCAGTATATAGTACCTTTGTATTTTATGCAAATCCTGTGTGGGCATTTTTACACACGAAAAAAAATCTGTACCCACTGTGTAAATCAATACCGTTTTTCTATAGAGAGGTCGGATCGGGTCGTTTATAGCTTAATGGTACCTTGCGATTTTACATACGGGGGGCGACCCGCCCCACCACTGCTGCATCACGTACGAACAGGGTTAGTCCCTGTCGGTGTACTGTCCTTCCGTGACTCTCTTACCGTTGAGAGCATACCAGCAGACCTCTGCGATTCCGTACTCTTGGGCAACGTCATAGCATAGAGGGTATGCGTCTTCCAGTGTTCTTACTGGTTCTTTAATGTCTGTGTTAGGGACTTCAACAAAATATGTAATCATAATTAATGGGGTGTTAATACTTATATTATAAGGTAGGGTTACGAATCACGCAACCCCCCAAATGTTAATTAATCCTTAAGCGTATTTGCTGCAAGGATGTGGGTTCTCAGGGGTGCAACCGAACGAAGCAAAGAAAGCGTTCATCA